TTAAAACTGATATCTCACCCAATATGGTGTAAGATTTTTTGTATATATCTGGTTACTAAATGAGGTCATTTCATTTGGTATCCAAAGGGCTTCGTACATTTTACTGCTTGCTCCTGTATATAAGTTCAGATTTGTTGGTATCATTGCTTCATAACCTTCTGATAAATAGAAACTTTCTATATTCTTTATATTTTTCGAGCATGTTCTATCATATAGTGTATAAGAATTGATGATATCCAGACCATTTAATGGATAAGCTGCAAACCCATTCACGGCCTGCACATCATAGACAAACAGTACTAAGGTTGTTCCTGTATGTTCATATTCTCCTTGTTTGATTTCTTCTAATGATTGATTCATCTGTAATAATCGGTTTTCTGCTTCTTGTCCCTTTAAAGTTTCTGTCAGTTTGAAGTAAACGGTTCCTCCTGTTGTATCTAATGTGATTCCTGTTCTTGGATCAGCCGGATTGACTCTTGTCCCTATCGGATTCGGCTCTGTATTAGTCTTTGTCGGTTTCTTTGTTGTTTTCTGCCATACTTTTACTTTACATTTGTATTTCTTCTTTCCGATCTTGGCTGTGATCACTGCTGTTCCTTGCTTTTTGGCTGTAACTTTTCCTTTTCTTGTTACAGTTGCGATCGTTTTCTTGTTGCTTGACCACTTCACTTTTTTCTTTGTTCCTTTTACTTTCAGGGTGTAAGTTTTCCCTCTTTGTAAAGAAATCTTTGTTTTGTTCAATTTGATCTTTGCCTTTGCCTGAGTGTTCATTGTTGGAGTAAATGTCAATATCAGCATTGCAATGAACAGCCTTGTGAGTAATTTTTTCATACGTGTTTCCTCCCTTCAATTGATCCTATGTGATATGTTTAGTATATTCGTTTCTTTTTGTATATTCAATATGTTTTTTACTTTTTTGGCAAATTTTGTTTTTATTTTCATTGATGTCTTTTTATATCATAGGGGATTTCATCGAAATTTCCTATGAAAATAAAAAAAGACAGAGTTCTAAATGATCTAAAACTCTGTCTCTTCTTATCTAATAGTGAGCGTGCGGGGATTCGAACCCCGGACAACTTGATTAAAAGTCAAGGAATCAAATCTATGTTAAACCGCATAAACTCTATTGTTCTCAATTTTGGTTGGAACGAAAATGGAACATTCTCGCTTCAACGTTGTTTATAATATCATATCATTTTCGACATTGCAACTACTTTTTTCGATTTTTTTTCAAAGCCGTACAAGTTTTCTTTCCTGCATATGCTCCAGACGTGTTCCATCCTAACTGTTTCCAGTATTTCTTCAAAGCCTGCGTTGTCTTTGCTCCCCAGATTCCATCAATAGCTAATGGATGTTCGTTTGCGTATGTACAATTTGCGTTCAGCTTCTTCTGTAACCACTTGATCGCAGATTTAGAAGATGTCTTTTTAACTGTAGTATAGCTAACTGATACCTTATCGTATGCAGGTCTTCCATATCCTGCAATACGGCTGTTACTCTTTGCGTAGGATTTCTTGCATACAGCACCACCGTTTGGTACAACGGCTGTTCCATTGGATGTGTTGCCCTCGATTGTGAACACCATCTCGTCTGTTACTGCATACACAATCCCAGTGTGGCAGATTCTTTGAGAGTTCTTGAAGAAAATCTGATCTCCAATCCGTGGTGTTTTATGCCACTGGTTATTGTCTTTGAATTTTTGTGCTGATGTTGGAGTGTATGCACTAAAGCCATGTAATAGTTTTTTTGCTACATCCCTGCCGTATGCCTGCACCATACACCAATCCACAAACATATCACACCAATAGGCATCTGGCCCGTTAATGCCAAAGTATGCTCCGTACTTAGTGTAGTTGTTGCTACCTGCGTTTTTTGTCTTACTGTTTAGATTCTTCTTGCTTTTCTTCTCTAAGTATCCGACTTCTCCTTTGGCTACTGTAAGAAGCTTGTCTACCGTATGTGCCATATTAGTCCTCCTTATATTCGATTACCTCAGCAATATCCGTCTTGTTTTTTGCAAGCTCGCTATCCCCGATTCCCTTTGTTGTTGGGTCCACCAATACCCCGACAGCCACTAAGATATTAAGGATGATACCTACAAGCTGTGATACTTCATCCTGTGCGATTGGTGCTGTGATACCTAAGATTCCTAGAATCTGATAGATAAATGCAATTAAGGCAGAAGCCAATGCTACTAATGTTGCTTTATTCTTGAAACGTAATTTAAGATTCATAATTTCTCCTTTCATTTTGTGGAAATATATGTTAATATGTATTTGAAGATTTTTCATACTTAATCTTCAATTTTATACTTCCCCCCCTACAGTTTGTAGGGGGTTTTTTTATACTTGATAAAACTTCTTTTGGTTAACTAAAGATATATTTAGTTAATCATGAAATATTTAATAATTTCCCTCGCATTGTATTTTGCAATCTTCTTTCCACCGTTTTCGTTTGTATGAATACCGTCAAGCAAATCAGTCTGAATTGGTGCAACACCAGATTGTTCAGGATGGTCATAATCAATTGTTGTTTGGCTTTCGTAGATGTTTCGGATTCCGCATCTACGAGTGTCGATTGTTTCAGCTCCTAGCCTATCAGCAATATAATTAATTAGATTGCCTTTCTGATAGATGCTATCGAAAGTTTCATAGCACTCTTGTGTTGGTGTACACATAAATATCACGGAATTTGGATATGCTTCATGCAACTTCTGGAATCCATACCGCATAGCACCTGCCAATGTCTGACGATTTACGTTATCAATAGGTACAACTGTAAAATTGTTCTGATCATAATTCGTGATAAACTGTTTCTCTACACTTTCTTTTGTCTGCACAGAGAAATCAACAGAATCATTTGTTCCAAATGAGAATGTAATCACATCAAAGTCCTGATAATCTGCATCTCCGTTTGCTTTTGCATTTAGCACTTTCTGTACCTGATTACCCATTACGTTCCCATCTGTAGAAGGCTGAGGATTGCCGTCGTAAGTTTGATTTGCAACCTTATCTTGCCAAGTAGAGCCTGCAACAGATACGTTTACAACCTTGTCAGCAAGGAGATACTGTTTAATCCAATACGTCCATCCGTTTACACCGCCCATGGCAGTAATGCTATCGCCAAGTGTAAGAATCTTTAATCCTTTCCACTTTGGAAGAATTGAACTTGGTAATGCTGACTCCGTTACTGTAACGTAAAGTTCTCCATAAGGAGTATACTTTGTAATGCCGTACTGCTCGATTTTCAAAGTGTTAAGAATGTCTCCAAGACCTCCATTTTTAGAGAATCTCAAATAATACGCACCATCGGGAACTGTTAATACGGTAGGTTCATTGTTTATGCCAGACAAATATTTTTTATCTGCATCAAAATATGCGCCTGTACTTACTACTCCAATAGGCTGTTCGTTGCTACTAAAATAAATAACCATTCCCGGTTTTACATGAACGTAGTCACTTGCATCCCAAGTAGTGAATGTTGGCTCTAATATTCCATTTTCTGCAAGAATCGCACCTTTTACAACAGCATCTTTGTTAAAAAGGTTTGTATGATCTTCCTGTATTTTTATAACTTCAGCTTTAACTTCACTTACTTCAGCTTTAACTTCACTTACTTCAGCTTTAACTTCACTTACTTCAGCTTTAACTTTAAGCTCACCGTATGGAATATATGTGGTTCTTGAGCCTTTTTCGATTTGCAACTTTTCTTTTTTTGAATTGAAAGAAAACCTTGCATATCCATCAGATACAACTGTTATATTATTATTATCATTAGGGTTTCCAAATCCACTTGTAAACTTCTTTTGAGCGTCATAAAAAGCGCCTGTGCTGTATGGTGTCGGCTTACCATTTGAGCTAAAATAGAGTACATCATTTTTGGATACAAAAATATAGTCTGTAGCTTCCCATCCGCTAAATCCATTCATTTCGCTGCCATCATCAGAACTGATAGCCACATTTGCTTTTGCCACTGCCGGATTAAAAAGATTAGGAGAAATGTTGTTACTTAAAGATTCCTTTAGTGAACCAATCTGCTGTCCAACTACAGCCGAATCCGCAGGCTTATCTGATTGTGTAAGTGTTTTATCTGTGTCTACCGCAGCCGAATTATAAGTACCACCAGAAGTCCATGCAGACCCATTCCAGTAATACCAATTGCCACTTGTGTAACCAGACTCACTGCCTTGATAGACATAGACTCTTGTTTTGTCTGTCATACCTGCGACAGTAGTTGCAATATAAGGTGCTCCAATCTGCCCCATAATCGCAGACCACGGTACTTTTTGTAAATCCTCTTTTCCAACCAGACAATACATATCTTCTGTCGGATTAGACAATAACGGTAAATCATTTATCTTTGCCATTCTTTTCTACCTCTTTTCTACATCTTTTACTTATACACCAGATTTTTCCAAAAATTCTTTCAGTGCTTTCTTGTCTTTAAACTCAATTTCTTTTTCAGTAGGTTCTTTATCTATCATCATTCCTGCTTCCTGTGTTGAAATCTCAGATATTTGTGTATCATTCAACACTACTTCTTCTAGTTTGATGATTGTATATCCTTGTTTTGAATACAGTTCTGCCATATCTGGTTGGATATAAAACTGCATATTATCTTTTCTCGCTAAATAATAGAACTATGGAATATTGACATATGATGCAGGAACAATCACATTTGCTATTACGACACCGTAAGATGTTGTTTCTTTACAACGTACGTACACTTTATTGTTATTAATAGTTATGTATCCAGTATTTCCACATGGGGACCAAGAACTATCAAGAATTTCACACGGTGTAAAAACTTCCCTGTTAAATGTAATATTATTGGGCAATGTTAATAAAGTTTGAGATGTATTCCCGCCTGTCAAACTTTTGCCATACCACATATAAATCATTGCTAGTTGACTATTTATTTTAATGGCAAATCCATCAATTCCATAATCTTTGTACTGTAAACTGGAAAAATCACTATTTAACGTAGAAATATCTGACTGTATTTTACTTATTCCTAATTTAGTTTTAATCAGTGACACAATCGTTGACCACTTAACCTTACTGGCGGTACTTCCACCAGTAAGCATGTAATCATCATCAGATATAGACGTTTTCTCTGTTAAATCTGAGATATGTATTAAAGGTATATTGATTGCCATAACATCACTCCTTAATTCAACTTGTTTTCTCTGACGTAGCTTCTGATAGCATCAATGTGCTTTTTAAGTTCTTTATCTACTACCCAGAAATTTTCTTTTTTATTCTGTGACAATGGTTCTCCTGTGTTATCGTCAATCTCATTGTATGTGTATGATACCCTGTCTCCACCGTCAATATTTAATACCATAAAGCTACTCAACTGTTTCATTTAACATTTCCTCCTGTTCTTTAATCAAATCGTTGATTTCTTCCATATATTCTTTCTCGTAGTCAATCACTTCTTCTTTTTCTGAGTTATCGAATTTTTCAAGTCGTTCAAATTCGTAATCTCTCTGAATTGCTTTGATTTCCCACGAAAATTTAAGGTTTTCAGTGCCTCGAACGACAAAGTAACTATCGGTCTTTTCTTCTACCCATAAATCGCCTTGCCCCTCTTTCTGCAAGAATACTTGGTACTCAACACCTGTGTTTACTGTCTCTGAAAATATATCGTCAATGTCGATGTAACACTTTCCTTTATCATCAGTTTGTGCCGTTCCAATGTCTCCAAAATATGGGGTTGCTGTTTCATAACAATACTGCTTTCTTGTATCGTAATTTTCTGTGTCTATAATTCTATTTTTTGAACCTGTGACATTGAAATCTCCATCAATACTCGTATATCCTGCAATACCAAGGGTACCAACAAGAGTTGTGTCCCCAGTCATATTAATTTTATCCGCATTCATTTCAACTAACGAGCCACTATTATAATTTTCCGCCTGAAAAAGTGGCCCCTCTTTCGACCATCCTGTTGGTTCACAATAAATTCCTTTTGATGCATTTATTTCTACTCTGTTACCAAAAATAATGGTGCTTGCGCTTTTATCATCATCTTTTGCAATTAATGTTCCCGGTGAAATAAGCACGCATTTCCCGGAACCATCTTTATTTTCAGAAATATACATTCCATCACTAAATAATTTTCTTCCTAAACACGTGTACGACGCCGGCTTTTCATCAGCCGAAATTCCAAGTGAATAATTCTGTACTAAAACCCCTTCTTTGTCTATCGTCACAACTTCTTTGTCGAAATAATTATAAACGTGTAATTCCCCGTCTCCATATGTATCAGCTTTTCCACCAAGATTTAATGTTCCACCTCTTCCATAAGTAAAATTTATATACAGCTTTCCATCAGACCCACGATAAATACCTTGCCACGCTCCATTATTCGTCAACAGATTAAATATATCTTCGTGTGTCAGTGCATCAACGTCTATTGCAACTGGGATTGTCTCAATGTCAAGAATCTGTGTGAATCCACCTGCTGCATACATCGTACATCTAAGTGCTGTAAGATTTCGTGAAATTGCGATTCCGTTAGTTTCATCAGCACTAATTCCATTTGAGCCTGTTGCTAATGCAGAGTACAATGCATGAGTAATATCAGTTTCATCTTCTGTCGATGTGTATACAGTGTTGTACGTCTCATTGTCTGCTGTCTCTTCAATCTTAAATCGGCACTTATAAGCTGTACGTGCTGTTTCTGTTCCGTCACGATAATAACCAGACAATGTAATGAAGTTTGGAACTATTGTACTGTCCGCTGACATTTTTACAATACTAGATGATGTTTCCATAAAGTATGTACGACCTGCTTTTCCCTCGATTTTCGCCCAAGTATACGCATTAACATCGAGGGGTGCTTCTACGTTGCTATCTACGCAAGTTCCTATCCATGAGCCTACTGTTGCATCCGTAAACGTCTTACCACCATCGTTGCTATACTTAATGTGTAGGTAAGTACCGTCTCCTTGTGCACCTGGTGCACCACTTTTAACCTTTGCAACATCAAAACGCTTTGTAACTGTATATGTATCAAGGTAATTTGCTGTAATATCAATCCACCCTGTATCTGCAATCAATGCTGTTACAGTGTAAGTATGAGTTGTATTATCCCAAGAGCCTACAATTCCACTAGATTTCTGAATACTATAACTGCAATCGTTAGATATATCTGTATGCCCCCACAACACTTGTGCTGTCGTGTGACATTCTGGAAACGCTGTGTATTCTCCTTTGTAATCTGTTGTGATTGCTTGATAGTCCTTGTCAAGATTTATAATCATAGCACGAGACTTTTTCGCTTCATTGATTGCGTCATTAATCGCTTCTGTTGCAGTCTTTCCACCTATTGTGACGTTATCTCCAGAAATCCTTACAGTACCAGTTTCTATGTCTGCAAAAAAGATAATATTTCCAGATTTATCCTTGACTGTCAATGCACCAGTATTAATATAATCTGCATTAATTCCCTCTACATAAAGCAATCTTGTTATCATTTCGCCTGTGATTGTAAAACCATATGGATAATTTTTACCTCCATCCGTGGAAAAACCAATTGTTTCGGCTGTTAGTTTGATAACATTCTGTGATTCTGCGATTGTTGGTTTATCGTGCAAATAGTAAATAGTAGAGCCGTCTGGTTGTTTTTCTGCCGTAGAATACATGCCAGAGCTGTTTTTTAATGTATCATTTAACTTTTTAACTGCAATTTCACGATTTGTCTTTTCACGTTCAACTAATTCTTTCCCTTGAATCAGTGCTTTTTGTTCACTTGACGTGTAATTGCTTTGATTTCTCATTGGAGATTCTGCACTATTTTTAAGTGTTGTATATCCAAAGAATACAAAGTTTACATCTGTTAATACAGAATAGAAGCTTTTACCTCGCCAGTCTGTAATCTTTATCTTGTCTCCAAACTCTGCAATTGGATAAGAAATATAATCCATCGTAAATCCACGAAACGTTACATCCTTGAATCTTTCATAAATCCAAGAAACTAATGTTTCTTCATGACCTGCAACTAACGGATTCTCTATTTCTAAAACGTAGCCATCTGAACCGTATTTGACTAATTCTTCCACATCTTCTTCATTTTCGTTACCATCTTCATCGGTTGTTGTCTTAGTGACAGTCTTTGTCATTTGCACGCCTGTTACCTGCACATCGTTTGTATCATTCGTCAGAGTGTTGTAATCGGTCAAAGTATGAACATTACCGCTGTCATAGTTAAAATCATAGGTCATTATCTGTAAATGTCCTGTACGGTCAATTCTTGCGTTTCCGCAGGCAATCATAGCGATAAAACCTATAATCTGTCGGTGTGTATACTCACTAGATGGCATGGTTGGTATCTGGAAGTCATTATGTAAAAAGTTACTATTTCCAATCAAGATACCGCAGGTATCACAACTATCAATCAACACACTCTTTGCTGTCGCAGGGAATGTCAATGTTGTGCTGTATGTCTTATCTGCTTTATACATATCATCGTAGCCAACAATCGTTACAACACTTCCGTAGGTTTCTGGTTGAGTGACGGTAAATGTACCGTATTCAATTTTTTCTATCGTTGATGATAATTCAAACGTCAGATATAGTCTGATTTTTGCTCCAAAGAAATCATAATCAGATAAGTGATCATCGTCGTTCATAATTTCTAACTGTACGTTTCTACTAAGGGCAACTCCTAAAGGAATAGAGTTTGCCCCTGCAGAATCAACCAGACTATTGTTATCTATTGAAAAATCATCCTCTGTCAGTTCTAAAACTGTGCCATTTGCAAGTGTAACTTCTGCATACTCTTTAAAATCCTGTCTTTCTGACATTAGAGTTTTAAACTCATTACTTACATTTATCATATCGGGTTAACCCCCTGTGCATTGAACGAAAAACTAGATAATTTCTCTTTGTTTTTCTCCAATGTTTGTATTTTTATGTCCGATACCTGTCCGACATAAAACTTAGCCGTTCTCCATTCATTGTGGTACACAGAAAAATAATGCAAATCAAAAGGTTTTCCTTTTGCTACCATTTGCAGGATTTTTGAAGCTTCTGACATTGGAATATCCGTAGCCGTATATGGGAAACGCTCTACCGTAAACATCGGTGTAAATTTCCCTTTTCCAGACTGTGCCCTTGTTGAACCTTGCGTATACGTGGTTTCGAGTGCTACAGCTATGTCGCAATCTGGTTGCCATATTTTCACACCATTGATTTTTATATAATCCTGTGCCATGTCTTACTCCTTTCTACACAAGGCTAAATGGGTTTCTGCCGTTACTCATTTGTCTTAGTTTCGCTTCTTCGATAAGTTCATCAAATAACGTTCTGCGGTTAATCTGTGCAGTGAAATGATAATCTCTGACATTGTTACCACTGTTATCTGATTCTAAATCTTTCATAACTGCTAATAGCTGCTCAAGTAAATTTAGTACGTCATTATTACTGCTACTTGTACTACTCTGCTTCTGTGCGATCGCTGCGGATGCTTTCGCAGGTATTACCGCTCCACTTGTAATATATGGTGCTGTAAATGGTACATTTGCCAACTGTTTAGATTGGTCTAATAATGTATCAATCGTATCTGGAAAAGCTTTTTCCAGACCTACTGTAATACCGGCAGGAATCATCTTACCTACCGTATCTCTCATAAGTCTTGATGGAGAATGGATTCCGAAGAAATCTTTCACACCCTCCCACGCCTTTTGTGCAAGACTTGTCATTTTATCAACCAAAATCCATGCAAAATCTCCAACACCTTTTGCAATACCTTTTACTACATTCATGCCGACACTTCCCCAGTCAACATTTTTAAATGTAGTTTTCATACCCCTAATAGCAGATGTCGCTTTTTTTGCCAACTCTCTAGGTAGATTTTTAACCGCTTCTATAATATTGGTCAATATTTTTCCTGCCGTTGTTTTAAGTCCAGACAATTTCCCAGTAATTCCATTGCCTATCCCTTTAATTCCGTTTTCTCCAAGTCCTTTGAGTTTAGACGGTAAATTCTTTATCGCATCAATCACGCCATTGTATGTATTCTTCATAGCATCAACCGCAGTATTTTTTGCATTCATAATTCCGTTTTTAATACCTGTGATGAGGCTTTTTCCAAGTGATAGCCAATTATAAGCTGTAAATACACTGACGATTGCCTGCACAATCTTTGGTACATTTGCAATCAATGTTGGTATAGACTGTATAAGACCTTTTAGCAGGATTGCAATAAGCTGTATTCCTGCGACCAATATCTTAGGGGCATTATCGTTAATGACTCCTGCAATATTAATAACGATCTGTGGAACATTTTTGATGATATCTGGCATGGCATTAGCTATACCTTTAGCAAGATTTAACATAAGATGGAGACCAGAATCTACTAATTTTCCTGCATTGCTTCTTAAGTTTGCAGTAAAATTGGTCAGTGCTGATAATCCCTTACTAATAAACTGCTGTGTCCCATTTGTAATACCTTTTGCCAAGTTATCCATAAAAGACACACCGAGTTGTGTTAATGCCGTAATGGCTTTCCCTGCAACAGATATTGCATTGACAAATATTCCGACCCAATCAATGGATGTTAATAATGTTGCTAATTTTGTGCCAAGCTGTGACCAGTTTGTTGTAGTAAGTGCATTATCTAATGTTGTTAATATTCCTAATGCTAATCCAGATAAGCTTGTACCAATAGACTTAACATCTATCTGGTTGATTGCACCATTCAAAAATCCACCTATTGACGTTCCTATTTTTGCCCAGTTAAGAGTATTTACAGCTCCCTCTAACATTTGAAACGGAACATTTATTTTATTCGCAAACAACTGCCCTACATTATTCCAATTTACTTCGTTGAATAAACCGTTGATACCTGTTGCAATTTTTGAACCAAGATTTTTCCAATTGATTCCCTCTATCAACAGATTCAGTGTGTTGACAATTGTATTAATACCTGCACCCACAGTACGTCCCATTAAATCCCAGTCTATGTGATCAACAAGACTATTGAATGTCCGTGTAAATGCGTTCACAAAATATGTAATCTTCGGGCCTACATTATCCCAATTGATGGCATTATAGATTTTTTGCAATCCTTTGTTGATACCCGATGCAATATAAGCTCCAAGTCCCTCCCAGTCCTCTTTTTTTATGAGGCCCTTAATCTTCTTAGCAATATCTGCGATGGAAGATTCAATAGGAACTTTCTCAAACATATCTCCAATGGATGGACCAGTGTAACCACCGCCACCACCTCCACCGCCTGCGGATGGGGTAGAAGAACTAGGTGTATCGTTATCTTTTTCTTTTTGATACTGTCGGATTTCATCCAGTCCAGAAAGATATGTCTGTATCTCTTTATTTGCTTTTTTTGTGGCATTTGCGTTATTCTTTGTAGCTTTTGCCGCCTTATTAGCTCCACTGGATGTTTTGTTCAGTGATGCCGCATAATCTTCTTGTACAGCTTTTGCTTTCGTAAAAGATTTCTGTCCTGTTAGTGCTGCTATAAACATTCCAATGTATGTGATCGCTTTCGATAGCATATTCATGAATGCCGTCAAAATCGGTGCTACTACGGACAAAATCGGTGCAAATGCTGTTGCTAAACTGTTTTGTAACTGAGTTAATGCTGACATCATAGAAGATATCGAAGCATTAGTAGCTGACGAATACTGTGCAAGGTTATTGATGCCTGTCATGATTCCACTGTTAACTTTAGAAATCATTCCAAAAACGGTAGAATATAATATACTCATACCGACCATTCGACCAATAGAAAATTTTGCATTATTAGCACTGTTTGTAGTGCTTGTGAAGTTCTGTGCCAGTACACCAAGACGTTTTCCAAGTCCAGATACGACTCCACCCATTCTACTAAAGATAGATGAAATACCGCCTGTCTTTGTCTTAGCACTGTCCACAGACTGACTGACATTCTTAAATGATGAACCAAGCCTACTATTTGTGTTAACAAGTCCTTTTTCTTTTGCATCTGTCTGTGTTATTTCTTTGTTTAAGGCATCCAAAGCTTTTTGACTTGCACTAGATGCCGTGGCAGAATATGCACCAGTCATAGGGGCTGTCTTGATCGCAGGTGTTTGTACTGCTCCCCCACCGCTTTCTAACTGCCGTTTCTTAGCAAGTAATGAATCATACTGCCGACCAAGCTTCTCTGCCGCACTCTCTAATGCCATAAAAGCAGGAGATGAAGTAACACTCTGATTCCTTGCGAACAACTCTTGCTGAGTCTGTGCAACTTGATTAAACTGTGATTCTACCTGCTGTAGTGTCTGCTCAAGAATCTGATAAGCTGTAGTATTGATAGAGCTGTCACTTATCTTTTGTTGTGCCTGTGCTGTTTGCTCCAAGCTGTTATTTAACAGTTCTACTTTTGTTTCTGTGCCTGTGATCTCTGCATTAAGTTTAGCTAATGCGTTAGCACTTTCCTCACTTGCCAGACCTGTTCCACCTGTCAGCTTTCCAGTCTTAGGCAGTCCAGTCTTTCCTGTTGTAGATGTTTCCAACTGCTTCTTTTTTGCAATCAACTGTTCATATTGCTGATCTAATTTAGAAGCGGCACTCTCCATTGCTTGAAATGCAGGGGAAGAAGTTGCACTCTGATTTCTGTTGAATACATCCATCTGTGCTTTTTCCAACTCTGCAAGCTTCTGTCCTGTGGTTTCTATCGCTTTATCTAACGTATCAAGTGCATTAGATTTAATATCTATGCTTTCTAGCTTCTTTTCTGCCTGTGCGGTCTTTTCCAGTTCCTCAGCCACGGTCTTTGCTTTTTCTTCGACAACATCCATACCTTTTGTATCTGGTGCTTTTATACCGCCACTTATGGCTTTTTCCATTGATTTTCCAATGGTTTTTACTTGATTGGATAAACGTTTTAAAAGAGATGCGATTTCTTTCACACTTGCTTTTGCTTCGGTTGTATCAATTTCTGTTTTGATATAAATACTTCCATCCGCTTTTTGTGTAGCCATTCAATCACGCCCCTTTCCCATTCAGTAAATCGTTCAAACGTTTCTGTTCTTCTAATTCCTCTTCGGAATATTTAACATCTAGGTCAATAAGCGTTTTATTTTCTTTGTAGAACTCTCTTTCCCAATCTTCCAGTTTCTTTCCTTTGGCTTTCTTCATGCGAACACTAAGAATCTGCGAAAACAAAGACTCTCCAATTTCCATGTAAGCTCCTAAAAAAGTCCACCAATGTAAATACTGCATAGCTCGTATTTCTTTTCCAAGTACACGGTTAACAGATGGGATGATAACTGGTGCATCATGTTCCCAATCCATCACATGAGGTTGTTTCTTCCCATCATCTTTGATACCCATGTCAATAAATTCGATGGCTTTTTCAATAGCTTCTTCATAGTCTTGTGGTGGCATATTTCCAAAATCAACGTATAAAATGGTAAGGCAAACAATCCACTTTTCATCGTTCTCAAAGTCTGGGTCATTAAATGTTTTTAAAATGTCCAGAACTGCACGAAAATCTGTGCGTATTTCATAATCTATGCCACCAACTACTATGGATGTAGGAAGTTCCCAAACTTCCATTATTTGTGATATTTAGACGTTGCCCTTTTAATTTTCGCCTGTTTCTTCTTAATTCTCTGGTCTGTTACCTGCTCAATAATATCTGCGATTTCCACGATGATGTTCTCGATGAAGAAATCTCCGCTTTCTGTAAGAGTTAGCGGATTGCAAATAGCAAATACAGACTTAGAAGCTTTAGAGTTAAGCAAGTAATCAATCTGCCCCTCTAATTTGTCAGACAGTTCTAAGATATCCTGTTCTGTAGCATCCTCTGGAAGTTCCATCTTTTCCAAATTAGTAACAACTTCTTCGTATCTTCTTACGATATTTAAATCAACTGGGTTGAATGGGAATCTTCCGATTTCCTCATCATCTTCATTCGTTAAAATTACATTTAATGCCCCAGTTTTGACTTTTCGTCTAAGTTCTTCCATATCCTGCACTCCTTGTTATGATAAAACTGCTTTGCTGTTGTCTTTTAAGTCCTGTGTAGCACTTTCTGAAAATGTTCCGGATGTTACGTTGTAAGTACCTTTTCTGCGGTTTCCTGCGTAGTTAACTGTAAATGGAATCTGGTAACCACTTGTGTCTCCACCGTAGGATGTTGGAACAATATAACAATCTTCTGCGTATGCTTCATAAGCTCCGCTTGATGCTTCTTTCCATAGGTGTACTTCTACTGCGGTAGTTTTCAGATTATCGTCTTTGTAACGATTGTCGATAATCTCCTGCAACTTCTGGCTTAATGTGCTGTCAGCTTCTGCATAATAAGGGTCGGCTTCTGAGGAAACCTCATATCCGTTGTGTTTGAATGTAGATTCTCCGATAATATTTTTACTTGTTTCTGTATCGGGATTAAGTTCGACATTGTACTCTTCTAAGTCTTTTCCAAGACGTTCATAGGATGGTGTTTTACCACCGCACAAAGAGCCTGCATCTAAGAAATGAGCCATATACTTACGGTCAATTTTACCTGTTGTAACTGCCATTATGATTCTCCTTTATCTTTTCAAGGTCAGTGATCTACATCCTGTCGTAGACCAGTTAATAGTTAATTTATCTATCAAAGTCGTTTTGATATCGGGCAGAAATATTGATAGCCCAATTCTCAGACTTGTTTTCGTTTATACTGTCCAAATATGCAGGTGTTTGTCTGTCAATCGTCAAAAACTTTCGATTGCCTGTCAACACTGGATATTCTTCTAGTTTATATGTGTTGTTTTTAATTGTGATTGTTTGCTTTTCCAACCATTTACCAAGGTTATCCAACCACTCTTTCGTGTCTGCCTTACGTTTTGCATTAGCACCGCTTATACGGTAGATCACACAAAATGGATACAGGCAAACCTGTGTGACGTGACCAGTGATACTCTCTTTTTCTGATTCAATCACTGCACCGCTTACTGGGAACATTGCTTTTCCGCTTGCATCATCTAATGTAGAAAATGCAATTTCGTCTCCCTCTCTTAATTCTGGGAATTGATTTACCAGTTCTTGCAATGCTGTTGTGATCACGTCAAAACCATCAATGTCGTACTTGACTGGTTTCTTTTCTTCTGCCATCAACTTCCTCCTGCCTGCTTCTTAACATGAGTAACCCATGCTTTGCCGTGATTCTTCTTTGCTGTTTCAAACCATTTTGGAGTTGCTTTTGGATTGGAATAGGACAGGTCTTCTTTTGCATTGGTATGTCCTGCAAATTCAGTGACTAATACTTTCTTAGCACCTTTTCTCGCCCATGGAGAACCTGTTAGTTCGTCAACCATACCTTTACCATAGTACAAGAAACGTCCCATCGGTCCAGTACCTGCACAAACAAGTCCTGTTCCTGCTAAAGAAGCACTTCTCGCCCTTGTAGTATTAATAAATGTACCTGTTTCGTGTGGCATATATGGGACCATATCAGTCATAACTTGACTATCTAACCAATATTGAGCACTTTGTATTTGTTCATCGAATCTCGCCAGACTGATATTAGCTCTCAAGTTCTGTGTATTCACATTAACATTTCCTAATTTCTTCTTAGCCATATAACCACCTACTTAGCCATTACTTCAAAATGCTGGATTATGTCGTAAAAGGCACTTCCAGTTATTGCAAAGACATAATCATACTTAAGTTTCATTTCTTCATAGAATCCGTCAATATAATCATCCTCTGCAATCGGTTCTTCATTCTCCCATTCGCCAACGATAAAGAAATCAAAACTATTCGCCTTAGAACTAAATGTAAGTGCTTCTGACAGCTTATCATTCGTCTGTTTACACCATTCTTTAGGTGGTAGCCATAATTTACTACCTACCATCTTTTGACCGCTTTTTAGTCTATACTGCACGTTTAATACAGCATTGTCCTGTGAGTCAGAACCGTACTTTGCAACGATGCTTGCTTTATCCATGTTTAGGTTCGTATTATGCAAAATAGAGGGATACCATGTATCTCCTAATTTACTTTCATACCTATTAAAAAGTGTGATTGTATCGTTATACATCGTATCCCTCCGTTTTTTTATCTTGGATATATTCCCATGTACAGCAAGTTAACTCCGTTAGCATCAGTGATGCCAGACAGATAATCTCTTATCTTATCATCGTATAGTTGCTTCTGTGCTTCTTTGTCTGCCAGACACTTATCTATCAATGTAGCCGTACCTGCGTTACTGGAAGTCACATAGCTTATACTCTCGTTTCCTGCACTCTTAGATGCTACCTGCTTACTCATCACAGTTCCATCTTCTAATGTGATATAACCCTGTGATGCTTCAACTCTCGTTTCTGCCTGTTCAATCTTATATGTGATTGACAGAAGTTCGCAAACACATCTTTTAACTGCTTCTGCATCATCTTCATCTGTTGGAAAAGCAATCTTAAGTTTCTTCACATTGTCAACACCAGTCGTGGCATTATCTATCTTCTTGCAAGAATCCCAGACCAGACGATTAAAGTCTGCTTCTGGGATTGCTTTCTCTCCAAAAAGGGTTTTGTAATATTCATAGTCAACATATTTTGCCATGAAATCACTCCTTTTTATCCGTTGGATTTAATAACACCCATGCGGATATTCTTCTGGTTAAATGCTAAAGACCAGTTTCCTTTAGTTCCTAACTCTGCATTTGTAGGAGACTCTTTTACAATCTTGTTAGCATTAATAGAAAATCCGTTAGGATGTAATACATAACCCTGTTTTGTATACAGCTTTTCAATACCGGCAGATGTTTCTGGGTCATAGTCTGTATAATAAGGATTTTCATAATTTGTCTTATCACAAGTCAATACTGAACCTGTACCAAGCATATAAGTTTTGTATACTGGGTTTGTTCCTGTTGTATCAACTGTAAATCTGTCTGTTACCAGTGGGATAAATCCACCGATTGTAGGAAGATTTACTTCTCTTTCTACTGCGTTAGCAATAGTGTATTTGTTGTAGTCAACAAGTCCCATTGCTTTGTACTTTGCGTAGATGTAAGAGTTTAATACAAGTAATCCCATCTTGTCAGCGGAATCTCCTAAAGCTTTCTGCTGTGCGAAGATAAGTGTTGTATCATCAATTTTGTTTGCATCTCCTACAGTGCCCTCGCCAGTTAAAGATAAGTCTGTAATATGGTTTTCCATACCAGACAGGCTTAAAACTGCATCAACTGTAGTCATTAAGTCACGTGTTCTTACCTGCTTATAAAAGCTTGCAACAGAGTTTGCAACATGAGTCATAGGCTCTGCACCTGTTAACTCTTTTGTAAAGTCTTTTGCTTTCCAAGCTTTCATTCTCTGGATTAACATACAAGTCTGTTTCTTTCCTGTGATTTCAACAGGTGTATTGTCTGTTTCTCCATCGTTGTTTAAAGCCTGTGAGTCCTGTTCATCAATCGGTGTATAGAATGGAATTGTTGCGACATTTCCTTTTTCTCCGATTAAATCCATGATTGTATTGTCCTGTGCTAACACACCAGATGCAATAATTGCATCGTTCCATGTTGGGTTTTCTGACATAAACTCAGAAAAAACCTCTGGGTCAAAATCAAAACCGCCAAATCTTCCTGTTCTTGGCATAAAAAAAGTCCTTTCTACCCTAAATAAGAATAGATAAGGACTTATCTTTGTCCCATCTACCTACAACTATTAAGGGATTTTAGGTTAGCGGCTCACTTCCATATTGTGAGTCGGTATTATCTATCTGTCGTTTAATAAGGTTGCATAGTAGTCTGGGTCCTCTGCCTTAAGCTTCATTCTGTCGTCTAAAGACATTTCCCTTAACTTCTGTGTTCCCTTTTTCTGCTCTCCGCTGTTGAACTTAGTCGTAAAGCTTGGGATATTAGGAGCTGGTGCTTTCTTTTCGTCAACCAAGATGTTCTCAATTGGTTTCCCATCTTTAGTAGTAAGTTCCTTGAATACATCTTCTGCATTTTTCCCATTCTCTTCTTCTAACTTCTGAATCATCTGGGAACGGATAGAGTCTTCTGTGATTGCATTTACAAATTTTTTATCAGATAAGAAATCTTTTACCTTGTCTCTTAACTCTGTCTGCTTAGCTTCTTTTGCTCTTGCTTCTTTTTCGTCTGCAAGCTCCTGTGTTAATGTTGTAATCTTAGTCTTAAGACCGTCAACATCTTCTTTCTCTAATTCTGCTAATCTGGTCTGTACATCGTCTAAAGATGTTTTGTATTCATCTTTTTTCTCTACCTGTTTATTATAATCAGCTACAGTCTTATAATTTTCGGCATGTCTTTTTTTAAGCTCTGCCTTTTTCTCTTCTGGGATTTCGATTCCTAATTCTGCTAAAATCTGTTCGTAATTCTGCATATATATCCTCCTACATTGTTTGTATACCGCTATGTCTGCGGTAATGGATTAAGACTTATATACCTAAGTCAAGGTAAAAGAAATGTGGGGACTTGAACCCCACTCGAGCCTCGAACTCTTTTCCTGTTGTCGTGTAACCAAAAACGCTTAAAAAACTCTGTACTTACAAGGAGGCTGTAGCAAATCTGTATAATTCCTACATATTTATTGTAAACCCTAAAATATGCCGTTTCAATACCCTCTTTTTTTACATTTCCGCAAGTTTCTTTATCTGTCGCTGTATCTCTTTTCTCTCGTCCATAAAGTCAGAATCAATAACCATGGAAGAAAGCATATCATACACTTCCACCATCAATCTACCGACCGATTCCATAAGCTTATCACGGTGTCCTTGATCTCCGTTTTCTTTGTATGCCATTTTAGCACTTAAGTAGTTGTCATACAATGCATCTATATTTTTATCATACTTGCCATTGCTGTACTTCTTAATAAGATTCTCTCCTGCATCCATGACGGTTTCCGCTATGTCTCCATGCTCCATCTTTTCCAGATTGCATAATGTCGTTGTAAGTTTATACATTGCATCAAGGTTGGATGTTGTAAGCTGTTTCATTGCTGAGTTTTTTTCTCTTTCTAGCTGTTCTTTAAGAACATGTTTGATTTCACTCATAATTTGACCCCCTTAAGCTTCTTTTTGTATTTCTCATGTATGCAGTCCTGTGTCTCTGTAATATACACCATGTCGTATCCTACAGAGATTAGATCAGTAACCATCTTTTCAACTGTTTCTAACTCTTTAGATACGTCTTTTACCAGACATTCTACAAATAGTGCATCCGATACGTTTCCGTTCGTTCTAAGTTGCTGTGCGTACTTCTCATAGGCTTCTTTTGTCTCTTTCTCCCAGTTGTGATACTCTATAAAGCCATCCTCTACGGCTTTCTGCTTTGTAGATTTTCCGATACTTAGTCTACTGGCTGTATACCAAGAGTCGGGAATCACTTTTATAGTACCGCTAAAAGAATCTTTTAAAAGCTTGCCGTGATGATCTACAAAATACCTGCATACTTCACGTCTCTCCAAGCTTTCTGTAAGAAACTGGTATTCATGTAATCTTTTGTAGCCTTTCAAACCTAAGAAGTTGAAATAGTCTGCCATTTGACCGTGTATCATCATAGCCGCTACATATCTTTTGTTGATCTCGTCAAAGATATCTTCTGTTTTTGTTACTTCAAGATTGTTTGTAAATTCAATCATGATCGCACCTCCTTAAGAGATACGCTTTATAATAATATTCGCATCTTTTACTATTGCCGCTGTTGTTCCTACATTTCCGATGCTTACGATTAAGCTACCGCAAGATGGTACAGTTACAACCGTTGTTGCTCCCACGTTCTGAAATGTGTTCGCTGTAACTACTGTATAGTCCATTTCTGTTCCACCAATAGCTTCTCCGTTAAGCTCTACAGCAAGTGCCGTTGCTCCTGCTGCATTAGCGGATACATTTCCGTTAAATTCTACCTCTACAGTCATAGGACAGTTTGATCTATTCGTTAACGTAAACAGACCAGACCCCTCTACATGATTCAGCCACCCATAATTACAAGTACAACGTCTGCTACTATATCGTGTATTCGCAAATAGTACGTTTGCCCCACTGTTTACGTCCTGCTGTGCTACATTTACCGCATTTAACATAATTTTCCCTCCTAAACAAAAATAGGATGCCGAACCCGACACCCTATCGTCAATATATTGCTAGTCTACTTAGTAGATATGGATTCTTCCAACAAGCTTGATTTATTTACACATTTACACTTCCGCAGTTGCAACCACCGTATGCATACCCATTATAGGATACATAAGGACTTGCTGTAATGTATGCAGGTGTTGGGAATGGTCTAACAGCATCCACAATGTTCTTAGTCTGTGATACCTGCGAAATCTGGAAGTTAGATAACTGTAAGTCTCTATCTCTGTCCGCAAGTTTATCTCTAAGATTCTGGATTGTGTTGTCCTGCATCAACTGGCGTGTAGCCTGTCCGTCTGCGAGGATTGTTTCCTTAATATCACAGCAACACTGTGCCATCTGTGCCTGCATATTCTGGGCCATTAAAGCCGCATCATAGCGGTTCTGTAACACTTCTTTCTGTGTTTCACAGCAACAAGCCTGCTGTTGTGCCTGCATCTGCTGTAATCCTAACTGTGTTGTGTATCTGCTTTCTAATACGTCTCTCTGTGTCTGACAAGCTGTATTAGATACGTTCTGGTTTGTATTGAAAATATCTCTCTTAACAAACTCATCGGATAAGAAAGCATTTTCGCCTGCGGTCGTTGCGGTATCGTTATTTCTTCCCCATCCGTTACCACAGAAAAGGAAAGCAATTAAGATAATCCAAATCCACCAACCACCGTTGCCGAAGCCGTTATCATATCCGTCATTTTTTGTCACTGCGGCTACATCTGCCGCAGTGAGTCCCATTGCTTCATTCATTGTTGTTGTCCTCCATAATTTATTTACCAAGCTGTGCACCGCTTAATATCTATTTGTTCACTTTGTCCACAATATCCTGTGGATTCATGCCCTGCTGTTGGCATAGGCTATTAAACACTTCCTGTGGGTTCTTTCCCTTGCACATTTCCATTGCCTGCTTGATCGCGGGGTTTGTCTGTGCCATGCTCTCAACCATAGACTGCGGATTGTTAGACCCTCTTACCATGCCCATTACCTGCTGTACCATTTGCATAGGATTGTTGTTTCCCATCATACCGCCTATCATGTTCATTAAAGGATTACTCATTGCTTAACTCTCCTTTCTCTGGTTGCTCTCCTAGCTTTGCTAGAAGTTCTTCAAACTCTGTTCTTGTAACATATCTATTATCATAGTTTACATTTTGTTTTTGGGCGTTCTGCGTGGCTTCTGGCGGTATCTCCTCGAATCTAAATACCTTAAAAGTTGCACTGCCCATTCCATCTACACTCTTTACATAAAAGAAAGGTGCGTTGTTATCCATCATCCATGCTGTAGCCCCTGGCTGTACGATCTGGTTCTTTGCTCCCTCTATGCCTGCAACTTGTATCCAATTAACATTCTGTGTTGGAACTTGTGTCTCTGGCATTGGTTTATTGTACTGCTGTTGCATTTGCTGTAACTGATTTAGCCTATCCTGCAACTGCATTGTATCCTGCTGATACATTGGTGCATAAGGATTATAGTTATATCCGTTCACTCTTCCACCTCCCTTTTATGTGTAAATTATCGCATTAAAAAAGAGACTCTAACAGGTCGTTAAAGTCTCATAAAAGTATCATATTAAATTAAAAAATTAGCACCATGATAGGGGTCATGGTGCTTGAACAATAAGGATAAGATTGAGGAACACCAATTGATGAAAAAAGGTGTCGTGTTGAAAAATGAAATTTAAACCAAAAAATTGAGGAAATTCAAAAATGATTTCTCATGCTCACAACAGTGAGCGAATGGAAGCAACAGGACTCGAACCTGTGACAGGTCGGTTATGAGCCGACTACTCTGACCAACTGAGTTATACTTCCACGGACTCCGTGAGGAATCCACCCGTACTATATACATAACAAAACAATAAGAAAAAAGGATTTAATTATAACATGAAAAAGTATCTCCGAAACAAACCACGCTCATTAACTTAAAGTAAATATTATAATGATTTATTCAACAACTTATTACTTGTTACATTTATATTGTATCATGGATTTTTGCCTTTTCAATACCCTCTTTTTTTACGCCTTTTCATAGGTTTTTTCAAAGATTTCTTTCTTACATGGGTAGATTTCCCTATTGACACCAGTGATAAGCATATCATCCTGTGTCATAGCCATATCTCCCTCTAATGTCCTAATTATAAAAGCATCATCTTTATATGCTCTTATGATATGTCCGTTGTAATTAAAACTAATAGGAGTACCGTCTATGACGTTATCTGTGTTTTTTTGTCCAAATTCTACTAGTTCTTCATATGTGATTGCTTCTACTTCAACGGGTTTTTTTATATATTTAGCCATTCTTTCACTCCTTATTCTGCAATCAGCCATTCATTAGATAAGATATTGTTAAGTGTATATTCCACCATTTTTGTATCTCTAATGTCTAATAAGTCTCCCTTTTCTCCGTTGTCTTTATCTCTGCACTGCATCATGATAGTTTCTTTTTCTGCATCCCAGTACCAGAAGCCACCCCACGATGGAAGTTTTACTTTACGCCCTGCTTTCATTCTTTTAAATGCTTCTGCAAATGACATACCTACATCTTTCACTACAAGTTGTACTCTATAGCCGTCCTTGTGTACGATTCCATCTTTTCCGTCTGTAATGGATGCAATCAGTTCTCCATCTTTTGTGATATTTAGTTCTTCAAAATTTAAACCGTCAATTATCATTCTTATTCTCCTAACATACTCTAATTATCTTATTATTAATTCTCCTGCTGATTCTCTTTGCTGTAGACAGACTTACATTCATAAGCTCTGCACATTTCTCTAGTGGTATATTCTTTGCCCGATACTCGAACAATGTTCTCTCAACATCTGTGAAGTTGCAATACGTACGGAACATATTTAGTTCGGGTACTGTAAAATCATATACTTTCAAGTAGAAACACCTCACTGTTTGTCGTGTGTTGTCAGTGCATTTATCAGATCGTCTCTGGTTTTTTTTAGACCCTCAATGTTGTTCCCAGTAATCTTGTTTTCAATCAAATTGAACATACTCTTCATGACTAGATTCATATCGTCTTGCTGTTTGTTGATCGCACTATAGTCACTATTGAGCTTCTGATTGATTTCTTTTATATCTGTCTCTATATGTTCTATTCGCTGTTCCAAATCGTCCGTAGGCTTCTTGTAATGCTTATAGGCAGTGTACAATACTCCTATAGCTCCACCGATTGTAATAATCCACCCACAGGCTACCATAATTTCGTTTATAGTTTCCATTATTTACCTCGTGCATTGTTATATCTAGTCGCTGCACCTCTAGCGGATGATGCTTGACTTCTGTCCCATCCTGCGGTGTTGAGTCTTTCGTTTTGTGTCTTAAGATTGTTCTGCTTGCAGTAATCTTTATAGGCTTGATTCTGTTTTTGCAACAGTGCCGCTTTTTTCTGATACTCCATGTCAAGCTCGTGCTTTAAGGCTTCGTCTTTTGTGTTGTCCACTGCCGTTTTCATTCCGATTAACTGCCGTTTCGTCTTTCTAATACGTCTTTCAAGCTCTCGCTGTCGTTTTCTCTTCTCGTATTCTTTGCGATTCTCTTCGCTGTCATAGTCCTCAAACGGATTGTTTATCCCATCCCCCGGACCGTGACTGTGTCGGCAGTTTGCCCCATGGATTCCTTGCACGTTTCCCATACCACAGACCGAAAAAGGCGGAAATCTTGGGTCATTACCGCTTTTGCTGTAAAACTTGCCTTGCCACCAGAAGTGATTGGTTAAGTTATCCTCACCGTTTCCAATTCTGGCTCCCAGATGGGCAGATGTGAGAATTATATCCCAGTCCATCTCGTCCATACGTGCGTCTGTAATATCTGCCGCCATCTGACTTACACCAGTACGGACTGCTCTCGCTGTAGCTGTCTCTATGCTATCTCTACGTCCACTAGGGTATGTTACGTCTGCACCCTTGTCTATAATGTCGTTAACAGCTTCTTTGACCGCTTCTGTGTAGCTCGTTGTACCACTTGCTGTCTGGTTATATGCCTTATCCACTGCATCTATGTAGTTATCGTGGCAGGCGTTCGGCATTGTACCGGTGTAGTTATGCATCTCTCCCTTTGTCTTTTCATAATTTCTCTGCAATAATCGTTGTAGATAAGGGCTTTCCCCTAGTGGTTTTGGCTCAAGACCTGCCTTTTTGTACACTGCATCATCCCACTCTATAGCCTTTATACCTGCTTCTTTCATGGTCCGTGCAATTGTATCAATACCTATCTTTGTAGTTTGTGCAATCTCTTTCTGTACCGCCTGCAAAATATACCCTGCATCCTGCAATACATCCATCTGCCACTTGTCAATAGGGGTAAAAAGGTAATCTTCGCCACGTCCTAGCCTTATCATAATTCGTTCGATAATTACAGATACAATCTTGTTATGCAGTTCTTCCGCCTGCTTCTCCGCCTTTTCTGGCACATACCACAGATAGGTAGGTGTTAACATAATTCCACCTACCTATTCTTCGGGGTCCTTTACCATTAGTGCTGCATCTAGCATTTTCCCAACTGCTGCCGCATCCGCAGGTTTACCCTCTTGTGTTAATGTTTTATCTGTTTCTGTACTGCCTGTAACTCCCTTTTCGCAGATTTTATGCAACAGCTTTTCTTGTTTTGTAAATGGTTCTGGCAGTTTTACATCTTCGCCACTAAGGTATTCAAGATATTTTTCTATTCTACTTTTGCCCATGTTCTACTCCTCTCCATCTGCACCGAATAAGTCTGGTTCTTTCGGTTGTGCTTCTTCTTCTAAGGCTTTCGCTTCTTCTTCGCTAAATCCCTCAAATTTAACTAAATAATACCAGAACGGAATCTTGTTAGAAGTAACATAGCTATACCATCTCGCCCTATCTTCATCTTCGTTGTATGTAATATCTCCGAAGTCATAAACAGTTTCGTACGGTCCGCTAGGTGCTAATTGGTACAGATCAGCAAAGATATTAAGTGCTGCAATCAAATCATCCATGCAGGCTTGCAGTTTGTCCCTTACATCTTTAATAAACTGTATCGTTCTCTGTTGCTCTGCTTCTACACCTGTGGCTGTCTGGATGCCTGTTGTCTCGTTAAATACAAAGTATCCGTTAGAGAATCCGCATTTATACCCAATCTGAGACAGTAGGGCATTGATTCCTGTCAATCGTGTATCGGTGTTAAGACTTGGGTTTACTTCTTGGTAGAAGCCATCTAAACCAGTACCATTTACATTTTTAACGTATTCTGGTAGTTTCAAACGCTTCTTGCTTCGTTCAACGCCTGCCTGCGTATCTTTCACAGGTGCACCACTTTCCATTAACCTATCAGAATCAATCAAAACCATACGTCTACTGTCGAATATCTCTGTTGCGTTCCTGCTGTATGCAGTATCTAAGTCTTTCAGCTCTTCGATTGCTTCATAAAAGATTGGAAGTCCTAAACTACAATGCAAGTCTACATTGTTCGCTTGCGGTGTCCTCAGAACTGCATACAGACGTTGTCCGTTTAGGTTTGCAAGTCCCACATCCTCTAGTTCTCCACGCCAAGGTGTCTCGTCTATGTCAATCGGTTTTCCTGTGTCGTTTGCATCTTTGGATGCATAGCAACGATTAGTTATCTGGTACACATCTTCAATGTACCGATGATATTCTAATTTTGTGTAGTATGTCCTACCATCACTAGAAATTTCACGATGCACAAACACGATGCCTTGAATCTCTCCGTTGCTTTCGTCTGTCACAATAAAGTTTTCTGGCGTGATCAAGTCCACACTTGCACCGTTAGGCTTTAATACAACTGTACCGTATGCACAACCATATTCAACGTGGTGTCGTACCTGCTCTAGTTCCTTGTCTATCTGCTCCTGCAACCAGTTAGCTCTTGCACTGCCTGCTATCTCTATACCTATAGCAAGTGTAGCAAGGCGTGCTGTCTCCGAACATACAGCTTTCGCAAAGTTGATGGTCTTGATGTGCTCGTCCTTGTCTAACCAGTACGGACTGCCCTTATAGATGTATGCACACTTTTCGATTGCTCTCTGCATCTCTGGACTGGTCACAGTGTCTATCTTAAATTCGTCTCTTGCCTTTTGTCTAAAAAGGCTACTTAATATTTCTTTCATTCTGCTAAATATACCCATCTATGCGTTCTCCCCTCTTCTCATAATCACTCTGTTGTATGCGTACCTTAACGAATCAATAGCATGATTGTCTCTGTCGGGGTATCCGCTTATTATGTTTCCGTCTTTGTCTCTGTCATACTCATACGTTGTAATTTCTTTGTATGAGTATGGCGTTCTCCGTGGGTCAATTACAATTTTCCTACGTTGTAGCCACTTCATGCCATATTCGACCGACCCTGGTCCCTTAACTGCTGCCTGTGCTACAAGTCCTAAGTTTCTGTAGTCCTCTACAGATTTAGGCTCTGCACTATCACAAACGATCGCATAATCGTTATAGCCTTTTTTCTTTATCCAGTCGGCTGTTTGCTCGTTTGACCGCTTGTTTACACAATGCTCGTCTATAAGATAGATTGTTTCTCGTGCCGCATCGTAGTATGTCCTTGTAAATGCGTATTTGTCTGGATACCAACCCCAGTCGACACCTTGGTATATGCGGTCCATCTGTGCTATTTCTTCGTCTGTAATCTCTCTTACTTCTACATACTCAAATACTGCCCCACCGTTACCGTTAGCAATACCCATGTATTCATGCTCGTATGCCTCTGGTCTGATTTCTTTTAGGTGCTCCGCTTCTTCGATAAACGGTTTACCTAACCACTCTTTAGGCACGTCCAGATATGTACTTCTTACAATCATTCTGTTGTCTTTTGGCTCTTGTAAATATTGATTTGCCCAATTGTTAGCACTTTTCGGTGGGTTAAAGCTTTTAAATATATACGCCTTATCTCCGCCACGAATAGCAGACTGTTCAATATTTCTTACAGCTTCGGGTCCTGCGAACTGGTCCAACTCTTCGAACCACAGTATACCGATATATCCAAACTCTGGGGAAATTGATTTAATCTTGTCTGGGTCATCAGCACCACGAAAATATACTTTTTGTCCTGTATCTTTCATGGTAATTTCATAAGGCGAACTTGTGTACTTATATTCTTTTTCTGTGAACTCCTGCTTTGTTATTGCCCACTTAGTTTTTGCATATACAGAGTCCTTTACAGTGTTGTATACCTGTCTTACAACAAGAGCGTGCATATTATGATCATTTCTCATGAGCTCCGTTATAATATTTGGTATCGTAGAAGATTTACTCGAACCACGTCCCCCCGGTAATACATATTCTGTATGCCCATGATTCCTTATGTCTCTAACCATCGGGTGGAATACATCGGGGATTATATCAAGGTCCATGTGGTACGTCTTATTCCTTAATGCTTCTTCTCTTGCTTTCTTCTCTTCCTCTTCCTTTGCCTGCACCGTCAAAGCCTTTTCTAAGTCGTTCATGGCTTTTAACTGGTCTGGAAAGTCTGGGGTAAATCCAAAAGAATCTTGCAACGCACCAGTGGCGATCATTGACCGTCTTCGCTGTATGTCTGCAAGACTCATAATATCAAACCCTTTTTCTTTGTCTAAGTCGGCTTGTAGTTTAGCAATATATTCCTTTACTCCACGTTTTTCCAAGATATTCTTTCTTGCATTCTTTGCTGTTGCTTGCGAATATCCCGCATCTATTGCCGCTTGATAATCATTCCCACCGTTTTCTATCCATGCATGAGCAAATGTTCTTTGTTTCTGTGTAAGTTGTTCATTACGCATTTATTTGCCCATTCCTTTCTCTTATGCTCGCCCATATGTCAGCCAAGCATTTAATTATATCCACCTGTGAGGCTGTCCTTAGTATTTCATACTTTTTATCTTTCCAACCTCTTCTTGTATTCTCATATATTTTTATAGACAGGATGTATATTGTTATCATTCGCTTTTGGTCCTCTGAATAGAATTGTGTTGTGTCTAGGCTTATTACAAATCCACTTGATACTATTGCTCTTTGTAGCTTTCTCATAATTCTATTTAGATTCATCTTCTCACATCCTTTCTAGTTTTATATATATTTAAACAGACCGTTAGGCAAGCGTCACACCTCTTGCATCTCTTTTAACCCATAGGGTGCGTGGTTGCAACGAAATTTACCACCTCTAACGATCTGTTATTTATCTCTTATATTCTTTTGTGTTTGACTCTGCTGTCTTGTAATCATCACATACAGTCAAGTATCTGTCTTTTATTAGTCTCTTGCCGTTATCCTTAGTGCAGTACATAATCCCTCTGTCGGATAGTGTATTCTTGCATCCTGCACAGCACAGGCTTTTATCTTCCATCCTGCACCTCTTTCTGGTACTTATTGCATACACACATATGGCTACACTTTATATTTACCAGTACCACTTCTGTTTTATTTTCTGGGATTGCTCTTTTCTTTGTTTCTGTCACGATATCGCAATGTACACAATTATTGCAACAGTTCTTTAATTTATTGTTAATCAAAAAGACACCTCCCGACTATGTATTATATCTATAAGATAATTATACCATAGTTGAAAGGTGTCATGTGTACACTCTTTTTTTATTGCTTTTCTATCTTTTCGTTAATTGCCTGCACTATATAGGCAGATAAGGACATACCGCAAGCGTCAGCGTTTTTCTTTACTTCTTCTTTGTATCCTTTCGGTGCTAATATATTTATTCTATCGTAATTATTTTTCTGATATTTGTTACTTGCTACGGTTCTCGGATTCTTTCCGTCGTCTCTTTTTTTTGGCATTGTTTCGACCTCCTTAATTTCATTTTTTATTATATCATTCTTTTTGTAAGTGTGCAACTATACAACTTGCACAACATTTTAATATAATTGTACACTTATATTTGTTAACTTTTACATCTTGTAAATATAGGTGTACACTGATATAATAAAGACAGTTAAAGGAACGCACATAGGAGGTAAGACAATGAAAGAATTAAGAAAAGAAATTGAAAAGTTAGTCGAAAATGAGGACTTCGTTTCTTACGAAGAATTTATTTACGAACTGGAAGAAGAAAAAGAAGAAGTCAAAAAGTATCTTGAATGGAGAGCAAGCGGTGGAAAGATGAACACTGAAACACTTCCAGATGGATATGTAGAAGCTTGTAAAAAGATTTTAGGAGGGATTGAAAATGAATAAAACAATCGCAAGACACAAATTTTGGTTACATCAAACAGAATGTATTATTTCCACAGTTTATGTGGAAGTATTACGCGAATACCAAACTGTTGTAATGTATATGGATGATTTCGAAGAAATTGATTCTTATACAACCTACAGCAAACAAGAAGCCTTAAAGCTCCATGAATCACTTGTTGAACAGTGGAAAGATAGGCTTAATAAGAACAGACTTGTCAAGGCTGATCGTGACAGTCTTGTAATACCTGCATAACATACACCACCCACCCCGGAGGTTACGAGGGTAGAAAGTTGGGAAATATGACTAAGAACGCAGAAAAGAATGCAAGAGCAATGCTAAGCAGATTATCACTTGAACAACTTATAAAGGAATTTGACATGACCGAAGATGTGCCAGTTAGTCTTGAATTGTCCATGGTCCGTGGTTGGATTATGGATGAACTGGAAAAGAGAAACCCAGAAGCTTTTGAAAAATGGCTTGACTTAGATTATCCAGATAATGAATCATTAAAAAAATTATATTTAAACGCATAGAATAAGCCGTAGGTTAATTCCTACGGCTCTTTTTTATATCACGTCAAAAGGCACTGATGGACGTTCTAAGGCATTTATACAACTTAATGCATGTTCTTCTATCCTTGCACTGGATATAAGGGATATATGAGCCGTTCACGTACTCAAATAAGGCTATCCACGTATCTTTCATGGTAACAAGTACCCAGTCTATGCCGTTGCAGCTCTTGTTTTCTCTCTGCCCTGTTCCGTGTTCGTCAATCCATTTTTGGAACTGATCACAATTCATGTCCCTGCTCCTTGCTGATGCTTTCCAAATTTTCTCTTAACGTCTGCACACACTCATTGAATGTCATAAGTGCCACTTACATTTGTCTTTATTTTTAAGCAGTTCGTTATCACGTGTTAGCCTGTTAACTTGTTCACATCTCTCTGTATACATCTTATGCAGTTCTTTTATTTCTTGTGGCATTAATCCTATTTTTTTATATTCTAAAAGTTCTTCTAATGCCATCACTGCGATTCTATCCCACTCTGTTTCTCCAATAGCTTTACGATATTGTAGTGCTTTTTTGACATCATAGATATCTAATCGTGCTTCTTTTTCTTGATAATCCATCACATTTGCTCCTTTCCAATTAGTTTGTCGTATTTCTCTATAATATTATCATATTCAATTGCCATAAGGTCAATTTTTTCTTGTCTTTTCTTCAGTCCATCGACTTGATCTGGTTTCAACCCTGTTTCTTTGTACTTTATAAGCTCTTCAAACGCCATTACTGTTATTTTGTCCAATGGTGTTTCTACAATAGCCTTATGGGCACTCAGTGCGTTTTTGATAACATCAAGATTTAGATTCTCTGATTCTTCTGTTTCTTCCGCTCTTTCAAACATTTCGTACATCGTAACACCCAACGATCCTGCTATATTCATAAGATTAATGTGTCTTGGCTCTTTTTCCCCAAGTTCATATGCTTTAATATCAGCAATTGTATAACCGCACCTTTCAGCAAGTTCTTTTTGTGTCATTCCTTGTGCTTCTCTGGTTTTCTTTATTGCTCTAGCTGTACTAATCATTTTCTTCCCCTCCTGTTCCTGTTTAAAGCATTTCGTTTTATCTTCTTTTCTCTGTCCTCTGACCAGTAATAAGGATTTTTTTCTCTTGATAACGTTCTTTTCTTTCTCATTTCTGGCTTGGAACTCTTTGTAACCATCACATCTGGTGTGGCAATCCCAACTCCTGCCTGTTGCTTCTGTGCATCCCATGCAAGCACATTTCATAACATCACACTCCTTTATAACTTGATAACCCTTTGTCCTCTGTCGTATTGATTAAGTATCTTGTCTAATGCATCTTCTGCTTTTTTATGTGTTTTGAATGATTGTATTATGTAAATATATCCATTCATTAACTCACATTCTACATTTTCTTCGCTTGCCCGAATCTCAAGAACATTATCAAGGTTTAGAATCTCTCTATCTTTTGTCATTATTAACATGTAAGTCCTCACTTTCTCCCCAGTCTAACCGGTTCCCACACTCACAAACTTCTGTCCATTCTGTTATGTAGTTTCCACACTTAGGGCATCTATATAACGCAACGTCCTGCTTCTTTAAATTTTTGTGTCGTTCTCTTATTGGTAATCTGTTAAAAACGGCACCGATATGCTCGTAATCTTCTAATGTCATTGTGATCGTATCTCTTGCTTTAGCGGACTGGCATAAACTACTGCATACCAGTCCTAAGAAAGCACCTATGATAACAAGTAAGATTTTTAGTATCATTCTTTCATCTCCGCTTCTTTATAGATATTCACTACAGTATCACTGACAACATTATCTTTTGTTAATTCAACCTTATATCCTTTATCTGTAATGTTTTTTACAAACTCTTTAAGCGGTAATACATCTTTCATTCCGTTTGGATAAAATATTTTTGTTGTTTTTTTTAAAACTTTTACCTGCTCCATTTTCTCTCCTACTTCAAACGTATTTTGTGGTTCTTGGTTGATTTGGATTGTTTCAGTAATCCTGTCTATGCATGATTCCAGTTCATTATCTGACATTTTTGAAAATTCTTTTCTTTTTCTTGTGCATTTATGGTAAATTTCGCATAAATCACATATATGTTTATCGCAATAATCATTTAGAATATCTATCATCTGTTCTCTTGTCATTATTCATCAATCCCCCTAACTGTCTTAAATCCTGCTCTTGCTACGTTCCGCAGGTTGTCCTTAATAAACGACTTATTCGGTGCTTTGTTGTGTGCGTACCACTTCCAGATAACCTCATTATCTTCCTCTAGCATTTCTTTTTCTCGCTTCTTATAGTCTTTTAAGTATGTAGCTTCTTCTTTTGCCTGCTCCAAGCAAGCGATCATGTAATCTATTTGTTTTATAACGTCCATTTCAATCTCCTTTCGCTCTTAGCATACAAAATAATAGTTCTACCATGCTTTTTCTTCTTAATCCTGTCCTGCATTTAACTATTGTCTCTAAATGCCATTTGTTAACATCACTATCTGCTTTTATTGCTCCATCAAAATCTCCGTCTTTTGCACCTCTAACAGCTCCTATTATTCCAAATTTTGTAGATGATTCTGGGTAATTTTCTTGTATGTATCTCTTTAACTTTCCCGATTTAATATCTGGCAATAATTCCTTATAACACTCTAATGTTGTAACAATATAGTTTTTCTCTCCTAAGAAATTAAGTCCATTTCCGCTGTAAACATCTTCTTTGCAGCTCTTAATTTCATAACAAACGAAGATGCCTTTTTCTAAAGCTGATACACTGCATTGTCCATCTGGTATAAATTGCATGAAGTCAACTCTTTTTGCATTGCCTGTTCCATAATCTACAGTGACTTCTCGTGCATAGTGCTTTCCGATTCCTGTCAACTTTTCTTTAAAAAGAAGCTTGCTTAAGAAATCTGTTGTTGTTTTTCTTGAAATCATATTATCTCCCCTATTTGATAAGATATGGCTTCATATCTGCAACCTTTCCAAAAGTCGGTCTCATTCCGTTTTCTTCGATAAACTTAACGACCAGATCGTTTATTGCTTCTTCACATTTTTCATATGACTCTTGGTTATCTATATCCTCTATATACCAATCTTCTGCAAGTTCTCCAATATCATCGTATACAGCATTATGTAAATCTTCGAGTATACTTGTTAGGTCTACCTGTCTTATATATGCTTCTTCTGTTTTTCCAATCCAAATAACGGTACCTGCTTTGTATCCTGTGTTTTTAGCTTCTTTGATGCATTCTTCTATTGTTTCAAAATCTTCACTGTAGTTACTGTATTTTTCTGTTGACCATGCATAGCTCATGTTATCACTCCTTTACCACATAAGTTGTCCGTTTTCTGCTACCTTAAATTCTCTTTGACCTGCCACGTTCTTATCTTCTATCCACCACAGGAACACTTCTTCCCCAGATTCCCACTGTGTAGGAAGATTCTTTGCATTTCCTCAACTCTTTCAGTTCTTCCAACCACTCTGCAAGCTGTTCATGTTCTTCCGCACTTTCCGTACATTTACGTCCTTCAAAACTTGGGAATAACTTAATACTTTTTTCATACATTCTTTTGCTTTTTTCTCTTTCTTGGTTAATAACCTCTTCTAAATTCATTCCTCTTTCTCACTTTCTACAAAATAAATTTTCTGATGAATCTATCTGCATACTGCGGATGGATCATGCTGCGTTCTGTTTGTCTTGATCGCCCACTACCTTTTACATATGCTATTGTTTTTCTTTCAACATATTCTAATGGTTCAAAAACTAAATTGTTCTTAGGTTCTACATTGATGAAGAAATACTGTGTAGGCTTTTTATAGTAATCTCCGTCTTTTGTTCTGTCCTTATCTATAATCGTTGGTTTTATACACCAGTACATTGTTAGATAGTGTGGTGCTGTATACGGATTTTCTATAATCAACCTTATATTTTTTCTCTCACAAACTATCACAAGTTCTGATATTCTTTTGTAATACTCATTCAATTCATCATGTAGATTCATTGCATATTCAAGTTTTTGAATATCATCCCAATTCTTTTGTTGAAACATTTGACCTCTAAATGCTAAAGGGATTCTAGCTTCAAACCTTGTACATGGGAAAAATGCTATCACAATATCGTCACTTTTTATGCTGTCAAAAATGCTTTGCTTTCCCTGGTACCCCCCCTCAATTTCTTTGAATAAATCCAAGATATAATCTGTCTCTCCAAACTCATTCTGGATGTCATAATCAAATGCTTCTACACCATTCTTTTTGAAAGCGTTCTTGAATGTTCCAGATTGTTCAAATAATAAATGTGCTGTCATTCTACATTCTCACTTTCTACCCCAAAGATGTATTTAAGGATTCTTTCCTTTCCTATTGCTTCGATTGCATCTCTTCCAACTTTTTCACTTGTAAAGTATGTATCGTTTTTTTTCAAAAATGATGAAGCAGTTATTGTCAATTTATTATCTCTGCAATTAAGCGAAATGCTATAATGTTCATAAATATCGCCCCATGGTAGCATCCGTTCATTGTGCTCTTCTGCGTATCTCTGTAGCTCAACTTCTACTTTTCTTTTCTCTCTTGCAAACTCTGCTTCTTCTTTCGTGAAAAAGATGATTCCTAATTTCCATCTTCCTACATTCAAATAATCATTCGTCCACCTGCTTTGTACAACATCTCCAGTATCATCAATATAAAAATATTCTTCTAATTCTTGTGGTTTCCTTACCTTTACATTCTGTTCCTTATCTGGTTCTTCTCCATTCATCTTCCCAACAAGTCTGTAAAACTCTTTTTCTTCTGCTTCTGTTAGATTTTTAAGTCCCATTTTTCTCCACTTCCTTTCCTGTTCTCTGATGAAATCTTGTTCTTTAAGTTCACATCCACAATATTTGCACTTATATACTAATTTTCTAAATAATTCATGCCTCAATAACCAGTTTTGCTTGTATGTTGGATGTAGTTCACGTATAGTTAATTGCTTATGACATATTGGGCATACTGCGACAGGTGTAAATATTTCTTTTATTTCTTCTTCGGTCATGCTTGCACCCTCTCTAATCAATATCTGCAATACTCTCTACAAAGCAGTTATAGTAAATATATCTCTTACCCTTATAGTCAAACTTGATGAATCCATCACTTTCTTGAATATCAATTTTTCCTTTGTAGCTTGCAATCTTCTGTCCGTCCGCTGTATATACTACAATGGTTCTTTTTAATCCGTTGTTCATGTTAGATTTAAGGTCTACACATCCACGACTAAAAGATGCACAACCTGTCATTCCTGTTAATACCAATGTGCTTAATGTGATCGCTAATAATTTCTTTTTCATTGTTCTTTCTCCTTTTCTGTCCATTCTCTCCGCTGCTAAAATTAGCAGCTAAAAATAGCAGCGGAAATCATGACTTATACAATAGCGAGTTATATTGTACTTATGCGTTGCTAGGATTCTTTTATTTAGTTGTCGTGTGGTATACAAAAATCCTGTGCAACAAGCCTTTTCTGGCTTGAGTCTCTGCCTAATAGATATGAAAAAATGGAAGAATCTGAAAATACAAAAAACATTATTTACAGTTGCTTAGGCAGAGACTTAAGCCAGAAAATGGTTTATTTAGTTACTACTTCTTAATTTTTTTTGATCTCCTTTTCTTATTTCCAATAGACCGCACTAGATGAAACACGTATACCTCTAGGTGTTCTTTTGTTATACTGCTTTTCTTCTTCAATTTCTTTTCTTACTTCATCCCCGAATTTTTCTGTCCAAAACGTAATCAGATATTCTGGAATCTTAAACATTTGTGAACAAGATTTTGACGTATTATTTTTTGTCAATCTTGTCTTTACTACCATTTTTATGTATTCACGAGAATATGGGGCGTTTTCTTCTTTATCTTCATCTAAGTTTTGTTTTCTCCATTTAAAAAGGGTGGATGAATCAATGCCATATTCTTTCGCAACGCTCTTTACCTCATGTCTTGCGTTACTTTCTGCAACAACTTTTCTTTTAAATTCTGTTGTGAATTTCTTATATCCCACATCACACCTCTTGCATCGTTAGTTGTGTATTGATTTCTTTTTGTGAAAGAAATTTGTTTATAAAGTACTGTTGCCCTTTGCCTGTTACTTTTGTTGTCTTTCTAATTTTTACTGTTCCGTCTGGATTTGTGATAGTTCTTTCTTCAATTTCAAAAAGTCCCATTTCCATACTTCTTTGCGTTGGCATATTCCAACTTGGTCCTCTTCTCGAAATCAAATATCCATTGTCTCTAAGTTTCTGGAATAATCTGTTTTGACCTATATCAAATCCTCTCTGTTTAAGAATCTTCGCTAAGTCTCCGACCAGAATTGAATCTTTACTTGCTGTTACAGCATCGGAAAAAATTTCTTTCGGCTTCATCCTTTCGTTATCTTTAATCAATGCTGTGTTACTCGCTTGTAAATCTTCTATTGTTTTCTGAGCTTCTAAAACTGCCAGTGCTAGTAATTCTTTCCCATGTGGGATATGGTCTGTAATAACCTGCTCCATTTCGTGGAATTTATTAATATACTTTACTGTAAACTCTGTGCCCTTAATTCCTTTTAATTTATGAGCAACAAATTCACAACCCTTTTTAGTTACGTTATAACAAGGATATTCTTTGCCCCTCTCATTTTTATATGTAGATTCTATAAAATAATCTGACGGCTCAAAACTGAGCTGTGAAATTCCATCGCAATATGTGCGAATATCTCTAATCAAATTTTTATGATCTTTTCCTACCATTTCTGCTACTTCTAAACTACTAATTGTCTGTTCAATCTGTTTCATTATGTATTTCCTCCAAACTGCTTTTCTAATAGCTGTTGCTCTAAATTATCAAAGTCATAGTCTCTCTCGCACTCTAATATACTTGCAGGATTCCGCTGTGGCTTCGGTTCTGGTGGTTTCTCGTAGTTCTCGTCAAGGTAGTCCACGTAACCGCTGTTAAAGAATGTCGAACCGTTCTGTGGTTTTCTCCAACTACTGTCCTTAGATAAATCATCCAGATACCTTTTCAAAGCTCTTTCTATTTTTTCTTCTCCTATCTCATACAGAGTCTTTTTCTTTGTGTCGGATACCTGCCCTTTACCACGTTTGTTCGGGTACTGTTTCCAGAGTCTTTCAAAACATTCATTGATTGCTTTTTTGTTCGACTTTTCGCAATTTTCTTTTGATTTCTCGCAAGTTTCCTTTGCTTTTTCATCTGTTTGTTCCATTTTTGTTCCATTTTCAACTACCTTGTTTTCCTCAGTAGTCGTTTCTGCAACTTGTACACAATCTATGTACTCTTGATACCCAATCACTGTGTATATCGTGTATTTATTTGTACTTTTTGTGGATATGTACCCAGTGTCCTTTAGTTTCTTTAGTGCTGTTCGGACCTGCGATTCTGTTAAGCCTGTCTCTGCACTGATTCTTGTTATAGAAGAAACAAATTGTCCTGCCTTAATTTCTTTTCCGCAGTACCGTTTATCCTCTAAATTTGTATGTAGTAGGCAATGATAAAATAATCTAAATACATTTGTATTTTCATACCATTCCCAATTTGCATTTATGTTTATTTGCATCATTGCCCTCCTGCTTAATATTTGTCTCCGTCTTCGTAGATTGTTATCTCGATTCTTGGATTCTTTGCATCGACCTTTATCCAGTTAACGATACCCTCTACCTGTTTCTGACCATCGTTTGGGAACACTCCTACTTCTACCAAGCTATCTAATATGTACTTAATAGCCGAAAAGACATTGTCTGGATCACGTCTTTTATTCTTTTCATACCACTTAATTTCCAGAATCACTGGGAATTTTATGTGCTTTTTCTTTAGCCATTGTGGTATGTATGCCTTGCAAATTTTTTGATTGTTTTTTTTGCATCTGGCACCTTTGTAGGGGTTGGTCCTGTTTGCATAAATAAAAGTGTTAAGTCCGTCAAGTCTTCCTTGGATTGTGTATGTTACAGCCATGATTTCCCAAACTCCTTTCTGAACTCTTCCCTGCTACCGATATGCTCTTCATAATATGTTTGAGCAATCGTCTTAAGCTTTGTATCTATGTCTCCATTTTTTCTGTTAAAATGTACACCGTTCGGATGAAAGTCTGGTCTTAGTGGTACGACAAATCCATATTTTTCGCTTTTCTTCCTATTAGAACCGCCAAAAATATGATGTCTTTCCACTATGTAAGAACCTGTGTAAATGCAACAGTCCATATTTTCTGTAAATACACTAGTTAGCTTTTTCAAGTTCTATTCCCCACCTTTCTGACATTTCTCTTATAGCCTGTGGTGTTTCAGTTTCTATATCAAGTTCTTTTGCTTCTTGAACTGTTCCAGTAATGAGGTCTGACATTTCTTTCGTGTTATATGTATGACTTCCTCTCATCATCAAATTAACTCTAAGAACTTCTCCATTTTCATCGACAATAAGTTTCGGTGTTGGTTGTAAATGATGTTCTTCTATTGTGTATACATCTAAATCTTGATCTAACGCTATTTCAACAAGTCTCCCACCTAAATACTCATATTGACCATACTCTGCAATCATTTTATTTTTTATATACATCATGTTAACTTCTAAAACTTTGGCTATTTCACTTACCAATTTATGAAAGTAAGAATTAGCATTTAACGATCTTTTCTTTCTGTACTGAGTCAGTTTCAAGTTACATTTTTTATCTCTTAATCGGTAATATTCCCCTCTTATGTCTTTTTCGCATAAAACGGAAAGAACCTGTTTACCACTTTTAAAATCAATTGATATATTACTTATCGTTACTTCTGTCTCCATTCTTTTCTTCCTCTGTTCTGCCATCATAGATGAATACTCTTTTATGTGTTGTATCGTTAATGATTGACAGTCCTACAATTCTTTTTTTCTCGATTACAATTTTTTCAACTTTAAATTTGTCATTTGTTGTTGGTTTTCCGTTTCTTCCCTGCTCAATGTTAACGTATTTATTTGGAATCCAGATAAAAGGTGCTGTGTATAGTTCTCGTCCGATTCCGAGATTGAAACAAGCTCTCTTGAATGAATCTGACGCCTGCCCTTTTTCTTTCTCTGTGTAGGATTCTTTACCTACATCCTGTTTGGAAATCCATTCTTTCTTTTCTTCATCCCATACTTCTACAGTACAGAAAAGATTGCCATTAATTACCTCATGATGCCTTTTCCAGTTTGTGATGCCAATTGCTTCATCTAGGATGTTCATGTCGCATCTTGCATCCTTATATAATAAGATTGACACTCCGCTATCTTTTACAATTGCAACTCTGCAATCAATTTCATCTGCTCTTAAATCTCTAAATTTCTCCATCTTCTAACCCCCCTATCTGATTCTTAAACTTTCCGTCTGCACTAGTCTCATGTTTTCATCAGCTTCAATAACTCCTGCTTTCAAATCATTAAGAAGCTGTTTCTTGTCAACTTTGTCTGGCTGTGGGATTAAGTATTTCTTTGGTAATAATTCCTCAACCTCTACTTTTACGCTTGGTGCGTTTTTCTGGATATTAAAACTAAACAGCTTTGTTTTAAATTTCTTTTTATCTACCTCTAACATCATTGCTTCAAGATACTTTTTTAAATTGTCTGCACTGTTTCTCAATGCCTTTTCTCTGTCCGCTAATCTGTCTTTCTCTGTTTTCACTGCATCAGCATTAGCTATCAGAGTTCTAATCATCTTTGCAGTGGAATCAGCCTTTTCCTCGAACTCAAATTCGATTCCGTCCATGGTATCTTTAATATCATCAAGGGATAGTCCCTGCTCATCTGCCATTAAAAGCAGTTCGTTAAATTCGTTTTTGATCTCATATAATTTAGCCATGTTTTACTCCTTATTCTTCGATGCATTCTTTAATGTTTCCCTGTTCATCGACCTCTTTCGTACTGCATACATCATTAAAGTATGCTTCTTTAAGTCTTACATTTTCATCAGTGTTTCCCATCAGTGCATCCCATGCGTAGTCAATAAACCACTGTCTATCTTCTTCATTCCCTTTAATCCTCTTCTTGATATAATCTTCTGCATCTTCCATAGGGATTACTGTTCCGTATTCGTTTGTGTATCCTGTAATAATCATTCCTGCTCACTCCCTGCTTCTCTTAGAATCTCTTCTACGTCAAATTCCTTTTCCTGTGGCTCTTCTTCCTGCCTTTTTTCTTCTAATATGTTAATCAGTAATCTAGTACTTGCAATGCACGCCAAATTTTCCATAAATACCAGTGGTTCTGGATTGTCAGAAAATCTATCATTTAAAACCAAAGCCGAAACATTAGCTAATTCATCTTTACTGTACGTCCAATTTTCTCCACGAAAGATGTTTCTAATTACTTTTTCATAGTAGTCTGTCAACACTGTTGCTACCTTTTTGTCAGTTTCTGCGTTTTTTTCCTCTGTTACATTCTCTTGTCGTGTGTTGCTGATTCCATCAACGATTATTTTTTTAACCGCATCTTTAAACTCTTTTTTTGTAATAATCATTGTCACATTCTCCTTTTCCTGCTATAATCTGTTTATAAACTTTTTTGTTAAGCACTTAAGACCTGCCATGTCTGGGTGCTTTTTTTCATTTCCATCCATCACGCTCTTGTGCGATTAATGCCAGTCCTGCGGCTACGCAAGTACCCATAAACCAAAATGGCATTAAATCTAATCCGCAGACTAACAGCCCACACCCCATCATGAATGCTCCCATTTTCATTTAAAACCCTCCTCTCTGCATTGCTTGGTTCTCATTTGTTAGCTTTCTTATTCTCCATTTTTCAAATCTTTCTGTATCGAAAAATATAGGAGAATTGGACTTAGGACCTTTTTGTGCAAAGTCTTGTCCACGTTCCCGATAAGCTTCATCCAGAAACGACCTCGGGAACCCCATCTTAACAAGTTCTCCCATCTTCATGACTGCTTTCGGGTATTCCATCTTTACTCCTTTCTCTTACTTTCCTGCTACTGTATCAATGTACTGTCTGATTTTTTCCATCGAATTTAACTTTCTGCCGTTAACTCTGACGACTGCGTCCGCCTGTTGTGCTATTGCTTTAGCGGTTTTTCTTCCAACCCCTAACACACAACGTAACTCTTCATCCGTCACTAGTAATCTGTTTTTTAGTACTTCTGTATCATTGCTTGCATACTTTGTTTTTTCCAACTTTGTCTCACTTTCTCCGCTTCTTCCTGCGGTAGTATCCTCTTTTCTTCATTCCTGCCTGTCTGAACGCCACTTTCTTGTATTTGCCGTTCTTCTTGGCTTTAATTCTTTGTCCCATTCTCTAAGTCTCCATCAATGTCGGTGTGATAGTTGTTAACTCCGCTTCCGTCCTGCTGAACGTATTCATATGAGTTGAACACATATATCCACACTGTATTTGTCGTAACCAATGCAATGAATGTAATTAACCAGATTGCAAACCATCTTTTTGCTGTCCGTTTACTTTGCTCGATTACCTCTGTTGCAAAGTATTCTTCTAAGTCTTTCCACTGCTTTGGGTTTGTCTTTTCTTCCATAAGTCCTGCACCTCTTTCTTGCGGTTCTTGGAAGATTGTGTTATAATCTTCTTGTTTCCGCTAGGCTAGTTAGTGGTTACATTCGCCCTGTGTGGTAGTTCCAGTACCGCATGGGGCATTTTTATTTCTTTCGTGCTTCTCTTCTCTTTTTACTTCTGTAGTTGTCGATTAATACAGCTATAATTTCAAATGCAATTACTCCTACAGCTCCTACAAATATTCCTAATTGAAATGGTGGAATATACATTTCTGTACTCCTTTCTGTGTTATAATCTCCTTAGGAGGTATACTATGTCTAAAAATCCTTTACCGCATCTTGATAAACCAGATGAAGAAACCATTGACAAAATGAAATCTTCTGACTATTCCAAAAATCAAAAGGTTCAAGATGAAATTTTAAAATTTTTAGAAAATGATAAACAGCTTATCAAAGCAATTCGTAAAGAATGGTTATGGACTAAAGGTATGGTCCTTATCAATACTGCTTTAGCTTTTATTTCTGTTGTCATTGCTTTTATTTCGCTATTAGTAGATATACATAAATAGCAAGCATTACTATCATCAAAATCAATGTAGCAAGCTTTATGAAGAAGAGAGTTCTTAAAAACATTAAGTCTCTCTTTTTTTGTTTTCTCGTTCTGCCGTAATTTAGGTAATAGAACAAATCATCAAAATTCATATACACCCTCTTTTCTGCTATCTTCTAAGCTTCTTTCCTGTGTTGTTCATGCTGTCCTTGATAGCTTTCTCATTTTCTTTTTCTTCACTGCTTGTCCTCATCTCCTATCAACTCATCAACGGTAACCTCTAAGATATTTGCTACCTTTTTCAAATTTGCAACACTCGGTACACTGTCATTCCATTTAGAAATTAAACCATTCCCAAGTTCTGCTTTTTTCTCAACGTAGGTAATTGACATACCTTTTTCTTCGCAAATCTTTTTAATTTTGTCATAAATATACAATTCCTTGCTCTCCTTTCTTTATTTCTTAGAAAATATTCAGTATTTCCATTGACTTTTTGCAGAAAATATTCTAATATTAAATTACCACATAAAATACAGATTTTTTTCTGTGATCGCTTTCTGTTTTTACTGAAAGTTTTCTGTGCTATGCTTTTACTATACAGAAAACTTTCTAGTTTGTCAAGCGTTTTTACAGAAAAAGTTCTGTAATTTTTAGAAAGGAGATTCTATGACTATTTATGAGCGAATTGAAAGCCTTAGGAAGTCAAAAGGATTATCACAAGGAAAGCTTGAAAAACAACTAGGTTTTTCTAATGGTTCAATTTCAAAATGGAAAAACAGTACCCCAAAAGTTGAGAGATTGCAAAAGCTCGCTGACTTCTTCGGTGTGTCTGTTGAGTACCTCATGACAGGAAAGGAGGAGGATAAAAAAGAAAAAGATAACAGTGTAATAGACATCAAAGACGAACTGGAGAGAATGAGAGATTTACTTAAAAACAGGACTAGACACCTTATCTATTACGATGGGGAAAAACTTGACGATGAATCTCTTGATGCGATATTAGCTCAGTATGAAATGTCACTTATATATCTTAAACAGAAAAATAAGTGAAGAAAGGATATGAATGTATGAATCATAATCAAATTAAATCTATTGTATACAATTTGATTAAAAAATACGAAACCAGAAACCCCGTTAGACTTGCAAAAGAATTAGACATAATCATCCAGATCGGGGACTTAAAAAAAATATCTGGTTGCTATTTAAAGATTCACGAAAGAGATTTTATTTACATAAACGAAAAATTATTAGAAAACGAAAAAAAGTATTACGAAGTATTAGCTCATGAGTTAGGTCATGCAGTCCTGCACAAAGAAGATTTTTATTTCTTCTCATTCGGCAAGAACTGTTATGAGAACTCTATCGAACAAGAAGCACAGACATTTGCTTCTGAACTTTTGATACCAGACGAAGTGATACTTGAACACAAAGATTATACAAAAGAGCAACTTGCAATGCTGACAGGATACACCCCTCAGCTAATTGCATTCAAACAGCTCTAATGTTTTTCTTTTTTTGTTTTATTT